CATCGAGTTTCCTCCGGAGGTGAATGACGATGGCTGGAGTCCCTGGCCGGGGCGGTCCTCCTCCGAAGCGTGAGGATCAGCGTCGGCGGCGGAATAAGACGGAGCCGGTGACGAAGGCGGTGTCTGACGGGCTGGTTCGTGGCCCGGATCTGGTCGGGAAGCATAAGGCTGCGTCGGTGCGGTTTTATGAGGCGTTGCGCCGGTCTGGGCAGGCACAGTTCTTTGAGCCGTCTGACTGGGCGTATGCGCAGGACATCGTGTGTACCGCTATCGATGCGTATATCGAGAAGCCGTCGGCGATGATGTTGCAGTCGTTGAACTCTGCGATGTCGTCGTTGTTGGTGACTGAGTCTGATCGTCGCCGGTTGCGTGTGGAGTTGGAGCAGGCTGACGTGGAGGAGACCGGTGATGTCTCTGACATCGATGTCTGGCGGCGCCGCCTTGAGTCCCGTAGGTCCGTCTGATCGTCTTGCGACGCTGCCGGGGTGGCCGTGGATGCCGGACGATCCGGAGGCCCCGCTCACGTTGGGTTACCAGGCTGCGGCGTGGGCGGAGCAGTGGCTTGTCCAGCCGAATGGGGTTCGTGCTGGTCGTCCGTTTCGTTTGACGGATGGGCAGCTTGAGTTTCTGTTGTGGTGGTATTCGGTGGATGAGGACGGCCGGTGGCTGTTCAATCATGGGGTGCGGCGTTTGGCGAAGGGTTCGGGGAAGTCGCCGTTTGCGGCGGTGTTGGCGTTGATCGAGTTTTGTGCGCCGGTCCGTCCGGTGCAGCTTGCTGACCGTCAGATGGTTGCTGGTGGGTTGGTGGGTCGTGCGGTGGATATGCCGTTGGTGCAGGTTGCGGCGACGGCTGAGTCGCAGACGGCGAACACGATGCGGATGATTCGGGCGTTTGCTCCGAAGGGTTCGCGGGTGGTGGGCGAGTTCCAGTTGGAGCCGGGGAAGACGAAGTTTTACAAGATGCCTGAGGGGACGTTGGAGGTCATTACGGCGTCGGCTACGGCGGCTGAAGGTGCTGAGGCGACGTTTGTGGTTGCTGATGAGACGGAGCATTGGAAACCGTCGAATGGTGGTCCTGATTTGGCGGCCACGTTGGAAGACAACCTGGCGAAGTCGGGGTCTCGGATGTTGGAGACCTGTAATGCTTTCGTTCCTGGCGATGAGTCGGTTGCGGAAGCGTCGTGGGATGGCTGGTTGTTGCAGCAGGAGGGTCGTGCGCGGGGCAGTCAGCGCATCTTGTATGACGCGAGGGTTGCTGCTCCAGAGACGGACATGTCTGATCCGGATTCGTTGCGTGGGTCGTTGGAGCATGTGTATGCGGATTGTCCGTGGGTGGATGTTGACACGATCATGGAGCGGATCTGGTCGCCGCGGTCACGTCCGGATGATTCGCGTCGGAAGTATCTGAATCAGCCGACGGCGGCGACGGATGCGTGGTTGACGTTGCAGGACTGGTCGAAGCTGGCGGATCGGACGGTTGAGGTTGGGCCGGATGATCCGGTGGTGCTGTTTTTCGATGGGTCGAAGTCGCGTGATGGGACGGCGCTGGTTGGGTGCCGGCTCGAGGACGGGCATGTGTTCACGTTGGGGGTGTGGGAACCTGATCCGAACGATCCGGACGTTGAGGTCGATGTTGGTGAGGTCGATCTGGTTGTGCAGCAGGCGATGGATGAGCATCGGGTGGTGGCGTTCTTCGCGGATGTTCGTGAGTGGGAGTCGTTTGCGTTGACGGAGTGGCCGAACCGGTATCGGGATCGGTTGAAGGTGTGGGCGCAGCCGTCGTCTCGGCCGCCGCATCCGATTGCGTGGGATATGCGTGGTAAGGCGTATGAGTTCGCGAAGGCGACTGAGGCGTGCCATGCGGACATCATGGATGGGTCGTTTACGCATGATGGGCATCCTGCGGTGGCGCGGCACATGGTGAATGCGCGTCGGCGTCCGTATCGTGATGCGATTGCGATCCGGAAGGAAACGCCGTCGTCGCCGAAGAAGATTGATGCGGCGGTGTGTGTGATCGGTGCGAGGATGGTGCGCCGGTATGTGTTGGGTACGGGGAAGCGGTTCGGGAAGCGGGCACCGTCCCGTGTTGTGGTGATGACGTGAGGAGGCCGTGATGGTGGCTGTTGCGGTCCCCGATCTTCGTTTGTCGGTGCTGTCTGATGACGAGGAACGTCTTGCGCACCGTCTGCTGGAGAAGTTGCAGTCCCACCAGGCGAAGAACGACAAGCTTGAGGCGTATTACGACGCGAAGCAGCGTGTCCGCGATCTTGGTATCGCGATTCCGCCGCATCTGAGGAACCTTGAGGCTGCTATCGGCTGGCCTGGCACTGCGGTGGATGCGTTGGAGGAACGTCTTGACCATGACGGTTGGGACGATCCGGATGGTCTTGGTGTCGCCGAGGTGGTCGAGTCGAACGATCTTGGTACGGAGCTGGCGCAGGGCCGTCTGGATGCGTTGATCTATGGGGTGTCGTGGGCGGTTGCTGGTGCGGGTGGTGGGGATGGTCCGGCACCGTTGGTGACGGTGGAGTCCCCGAAGGTGATGACGGGGTTGTGGTCGCGGCGCCGGAAGATCGTGACGGATGCGTTGCTGATCCATGCTGACGATGAGGGTCAGGTGGATGGTGCGACGTTGTGGTCGGGGTCTTCGATGGTTGAGCTTGGCTATGACGGTGGGTCGAGACGGTGGCAGGTGCGGGATCGTGCCAGGAACCGGATCGGTCGTCCGCCGGTGCATCGTCTGGTGAACCGTCCGAGGTCGTCGGATGCTGATGGCCGTTCGGAGATCACTCGTGCTGTGCGTGCGTATACGGACAATGCGGTGCGGACGATTGTGGCGATGGAGGTTTCGAGGGATTTCCATGCCGCTCCGAAACATTGGCTGTTGGGTGCGGATGAGGCGTCGTTCGTTGGGCCGGATGGTCAGCCGAAGACGGCTTGGGAGACCTATATCGGCCGGTTGAACGCGATCAACCGGGATGAGGATGGGAACATTCCGGATGTGAAGACGTTCGCGGGGGCGTCTCCTGCTCCGTTCCTTGAGCAGTTGCGTGGTTTGGCGCAGATGATGTCTGCTGAGGCGGCTATTCCTATCGCGTATCTGGGGTTGGCGCATGATGCGAATCCGGCGTCGGCGGATGCTGCGCTGGTTGCTGAGGCCCGTTTGAATAAGCGTGCGGAGCGTCGCCAGTCGGCGTTCGCTGCGCGTGAGGCGGCGTTGATGCGGGACGCGTTGTGGATCAGGGATGGCGTTCCGCCTCCGACGGTGCCGCGTCCGATCTACCGTCCGGCGGCGACGCCGACGTTGGCGGCTGCTGCTGATGCGACGATGAAGTTGGTGTCGGCGGGGATTCTGCCTGCGGATTCTGATTTGACGTTGCGTCGTATCGGTTTGAACGAGCGGGATCGTGCGGCGTTGCAGGCTGATCGTCGTCGGATGCGGGCGCAGCAGACGATGGCGGTGTTGGCGGCGGCGGCAGAGTCGGCCCGTCAGGACAGTGACGTTGACGAGCTGTCTGAGTTGCGATGACGCCGGAACAGCATCGGGCGGTGCAGTCGTATCTTGAGACGTTGGCGAACCGTGATCTGGTTCGTGTGTGGCGGTCTTTGGATGTGGGGGATGCTGCGGTGGCGACGCGGTTGTTGTTGCCGCAGGTTCGTGATGTGGTGACTGCGTATGCTGAGTTGTCGGCGGCTGCTGCGGCTGACTTTTACGAGACGAACCGTCAGTTGGCGGGGGTTTCTGGCGATTTCGTTGCGCGTCCGGCCGGGACGGCACCCACGGGTCAGATCGATGCGTTGACACGCTGGTCGGTGACACCGATCTGGTCTGATGATCCTCGTACGGGTGCGGCGCTGGCTCGTCTTGCTGGTGGTGCGCAGCGGCTGATCCGCAAAGCTGAGCGGGACACGATCTACGAGAACGGGCAGCGTGACGACCTGTTGATGGGCTGGGTTCGGGTCGCTCAGGGGGATGCGTGCGCGTTCTGTCTGATGCTGGCATCTCGAGGTGCGGTGTATACGAGCCGGGAAGCCGCTGGCGACGGTTATCACGACAACTGCCGGTGTGAGACCCGCCCGATCTATTCCCCCGACGAGGTCCCGCAAGAGAACCGAGACCTTCAGGACGAGTGGGACACGGTGACCGCGGGCGAAGAAGACCAGCTCGCGGCCTGGCGTCAACACGTCGACTCCACCCGACCGAACCAACATCAGGTTCGCGACTAACAACTTCCGGCCACAAGGGCCGGTTGCCTGGCTGCCGACACGGGAGCCAGTGCCACCCGACACGGGAGGCACCGCATGAGCACGGAAGAAACCACCTCGGAGAACGCTGCCGACACGGGAGCGGACGACGGACAGACCGTCACGGACACCGTCTCCACCGAGGAACTTGCGAAGTGGAAGCAACTCGCACGCAAACACGAAGAGCAGGCCAAGAAGAACGCAGACGCTGCCAGCAGGCTCGAAGAGCTTGAAAAGCAGCAGTCAGACGCCTCAGAACTTTCCAAGCAGCTACAGGAAGCCCGCGACGAGGCAGAGAAGAAAGACTTCGAGATCGCCCGGCTCACCGCAGCCCTGAACCACGGGCTGTCCGCCGACGACCTCGACCTGCTCGGAACCGGAACACCGGAAGAGATCACCAAGCGTGCCGAACGGCTCGCCGAACGGCTCTCCCCGGAACCCGTCGTGCCGTCATCCGTCAACCAAGGCGGGAACGGCACCCCACCCCAGGTGTCCGGCGAGAAGCTTGCCGAACAAATCTGGTCTCGAAACCGAATCTAGGCCGCGGACACCGCGGTCGTAACCATAGGAGGGCCTAATGGCCATTCTGACCGCGAAGGGCATCGCCTCTACGGCGGTGCCGCTCCTTGTCCGCAACCTTGTTCTTGCACGCACCGTCACCCTTGTCGGTAGCGACGAGTACATGGGTCCGAACGGCGGCACCGTCACTGTGCGTGTCCGCCAGCCCCGTTCTGCTCGTATCCAGGCTCAGCCGAAGGCAACGCTGACTGCGGACGACCAGATCGAGGTCCCCGTCGATGTGTCCCTGGCGCACATCTACGACCTGTACGACCTGTCCGACCAGGAGCAGACCTACGACCTTGAGTCGTTCGCGATGCAGATCACGGAGCCGCAGGTTGCTTCTGTGGCGACCGGTGCGGAGGACCAGCTTGCTGGCGTGATGAACGCGCTGACCGCTGACGCGGACGCTGTCGCTCAGACCATCGCCGGGGTGAAGGCCGCGATCCTTGAGGGTCGCGCGTTCCTGTCGAAGAACGACGCCCCTGCTGGCGACCGGTATCTGGCGTGCGGCCCGGACTTCGCGAACCTCGTCATCGAGGCGCTCGGGGACCGTGAGACGGCGAACACCGACTCGGCACTGCGTGAGGCCATCCTCGGCCGCCTGTTCGGTGCGACCGCGATCGAGTCGAACGGGCTCGACCCTGACTCGGCGGTGATGTACCACCGGTCCGGGTTTGTGTGGGCCAACCGTCGTCCGTTCCTGCCGCGTGGCGCTGCCGAGGCGGCTGCGGTCACGTCGCAGGGTGTGGCGCTGCGGCAGCTGTTCCAGTTCGACACGTCCCGTGCGGTTGACCAGTCCATGCTGTCCACCTTCGCGGGTGCGGCTGCGGTGGTCGACCTGGACGAGGACGC